CTTTTAGATGCCTTTCCGGTGATGTCAAGATAGAGCATTGATCGCAGCAGAAGTTACACGAGTTCCCCAGTTCATCAACCAGAAGAATGAAGCAATGAACACAAGTTTTTCAGTGGCAGTCATCCTCCTCCGTGTGTATGCACATATTATAAAACCCGTCAAGCGCGAACCTGACGGGTGTGTGCCACTTATTTTTTTGGTTACTTATGTTGGCGTATATTATCAATAAGAAACAGTTCTGAAAGCACGGACGCAATATGTGCGCGTTTTACCGAATCCGATCGCGGGCCCAGTCTGAAAGCGTATGAGCCAACCGTTGTACGCATCGTCCTGTGAATTACTCCAGTAGCATCTAGATGCATACGAATCCCAATAAGTTCTGCAAGTAAATCCTGGATTCTTAAGTTGGCTACAACTAGGGACGAACCAATCACCACACGCAGCTTGAGCATTAGCTTGTGTGACGGCATCATTTCTACTATACCAATTTCTTGATACTTGACTGCTTGACGGAGCAACTACTATAGCATTTCCAGAAGATTTGCATATTAAATATCCGCCTTCAACATTATCTCCTAAAGAACAATTTCCTATGCTGAAAAATCCAAAACATCTCCATGTTCCAGAATCATTGATACAACCTGTTGCTATTTCCCTCCATGTTCCAGAATCGTTAACACATACTGTAGATGCATCCCTCCAAGTTCCAGAGTCGTTTATACAAACTGTCATTACTATACCTCAAAGTATACTTCTGGTTTAGCAGGCCATGAACTATTATCATCAATATTAAATTTTAATATATCTGTAACTGTACTGGGAAAATTGCGAAGTTGTTGTCTATAAGAGGTAACTTGTGATGAAATTGTAAGATTTTCTTCAGTTGCTCTTGAAATAATCCAATCTGTTTGCGATAAAAGATAATCTCTTCTACCTCTAAGCAATTGCCATTTTTCCTCTATATAAGCATCAGTTTCTTCTTGTGTAAAATCGGTTATGGTGTAAGTTACCTTTACAGTTTTCTCATTTATTTCCCATTGATCATGAGCATTTCTAGTTTTATGTTTTAAATCATCATCAGAAAATTCGGCTCCACCATCATCAACAATTAATTTCCAGCCTTCATTTTGAAAAAGATATTCATCATCTACATATGCACAGTTACTTGCATATGTCCAACCAGGATGTTCTCTTTCTCTTCCATCCTTTGTTAAATATGATTTTTCTGATTGAATATTTTTATATTCTTCTGTCGGTTCTGGAAGATCATCTGGTAACCAATAAGTTTTTTCTCCTTCAGTAATCTGAGGCATCGTATTTTTCTCCCTTATTATTAGTATATGTAGTATATATCGCCACTGGAACCACCTGAAGCGGATCCACCAGATTGTATGGTTCTTGCACCTTGTCCATTAGAAAACGCTCCTGATGTTGGATTTACAGTAATATCTCCAGATCCATTAAAATTAACTCCATTGATGGTTCTGGTGGTTTCTAAAGTTGTTGCAGTATCAGCATTACCAGTAACATCACCAGTAACATCACCACTGAATGATGTGGCAGTTAATTGTCCCGTGTTAGAATTAAATGTAAGATTGGTGCCAGTTTTTGCTTCGAGTGCTGTGCCAGTTGCATCAGTTGTAAAGAGGACATTACATGAGGTATCACTTGACTCATCTACAACATTCAATGCACCTGCAACGTTCGACTGAGAAATAGCAGAGTTGCCCATGTAACCATGAGATGAGCATTGATAATGTAAAACGTTAGGGGTGCTATCACCAACAACAATAGTAACACCTGCACCAGCAGTTCCTGCACTAATACTACCTGCGGTTACATTGGTAGTATATTGAGTGGTTTTGTCAGCTTCGAGATAGAATCTTAATGGGTGACTACTATTTGTGCTATCACTCTGATCAAAGAAATATGTTCTACCTGGTGTTAATGTGAGAACTGGTGCTTGTAAGTTATCAATAACATAACCATTACTACTACCAGAACCATTATATCTGTGTGTAGAGTCTTTAGTTGCAACTGTTACTGCATAATCGACTTGTGCTCCACCTGCTTGTCCGAGAGAACCATCATAGGTTATTCTATCTTCAAATGTTCCAATACCTGTTACATCAACACCATTAGCAAGAACTTGAATACCTTGCTGTGCTGTGATGATACCAACAGAATCAATGTTTGTTACATCTTGATATGTTAATGTACCACCGATTGTAACATTACCAGTGAATGTTGCGGCAACACCGGTAAGATTTGTTATTGCGATGGTTGGTGATCCACTCAGTCCTTGAGCGTTTGTGGCAGTTGTTGCTGTATCAGCATTACCGGTAACATCGCCTGTTACGTCACCTGTTAAGTCACCCTTAAAGGTGGTTGCTGTAGCAACACCAGTGATTACTACACCACCAGGATTCGCCTGTGCCTTGACATTTCCACCACTATCTTTAAGTGACGTTGCATCAATACCGGTTAACGCACTACCATCACCATAAAATACACCTGATTGAATGGATGTAGCACCAGTTAATACACCAACTGTCGTAACACCACTGATGTTTAAGTTAGCAAATTGGCCTTGACTTACAACTAATGAAGCAACATTATATTTTACAACTTCAATTAAGTCATCTGCCTGTGCAGGAACCGTTAATACAATCGCTGTTTCACTAGTATCAGTGAAGTCATCAGATCCTAATCTGACACCATTTCTGAATACATCAACATATCCTTGTGTATATCCACCTGTTACAGTAAATGATGTTTGTCCAAGAGTAGCAGTAAATTCTTGCTTAGTTTGAACATTACCATCATTTGCAAAATCAATAGCAACAGCAGTTCCTCTTACAACACCAAAGAAATCTAATCCTGAATTTGGTGCAGTGGTAAATGTAATTGTATCTAAGGAAATTGTATAATCGGTGTTTGGTTCTTGAATAACACCACCCAAAGAAATCTGCAACATTGCAGCACTTCTAGGTTCATATGCTACACCACCAATCGTTAAATTGAATGTTGTAGTTGAGTTGTTAAAATTAGAACTTATATCATCAAGTTCTCTAATGTTATTTGCTGCTGCAGGAGTAAAACTCTTCCAAACGACTCCTGTCCATTCATATGAAAATCCAGCATCAGTGTCAGTAAAAACGCTTCCAATACCGGGACTATTTGGAAATTGAATCGCCACAGTGCTCTATACCACTACTTTTTCTTATTTATGATATTATGTAATGACAGGTAATAAATCAAAAGATACAATTACTCTTGGTTTATTACTTTTAACAGGATTTACAAAATGTAAACACGAAGATGGTGCAATGAATAAAGTTCCTTCTCTTACATTTGATGGAAATGCGAGAGAAGTTCTATCAGTTCTTGGATCTTGCCAGGGAGCAATAAAACAGGTTGGAGTGTGAACCTTTTCATCATACTCAACATAAAGTATTCCACTAAATCCCCAACTCTTGTGATTGTGAGTGATCTGGTAGTCGTCTTTTTTATATCTAACTGCCCAACAATCAGTCATACTACATCTTACTTTAGCCTCTTGGCAAAATTGATTTAATTCTTCCTCAATCAACTCCTGAAAATAGTGAACGTATGATTTATTATTTGTTTGTCTGTCAGTTTCAAAAGTTTGGAGTTCAGTTCTAATAAATTTTTCTTCTTTTAATCTCTTCAATAAACCTTTTTTCTTAAACTGCCAATCATTAATTTCATATCGGTAAGAGGGGAATGTAAATAATGGAGATTTCATAACAATTTTGCAGTATTAAGTATTATATTTCCGGAAACAGAAATTCGATCTTCGTTGCAATCAAAAAAAGGATAAACAATATGATTTAGCATAGAGGGAAAAAATAATAATGTTCCTTCATAACTAGGATCAGTTTTATATACATATCCACACGGTTCTCCCAAAATATTTGAAAAACGAAATTGAAATGCCGATATCATGGGGTTATTTGAATATTTTGCTATCCGTTTTTTATTTTGATTATCAAAATCTACAGGTATTTTCATCCAAACCACAAAACTATAAACTCCATTGTGATTATGAATGGGATTGAATTCACCTTGTTTTTGATAGTTAACCCAAAAAGATTCTAAGTAATATGGATGTTTTTGATTTGTAGGATATCTGTCTCCAATATTTGAAAAATGTTCAGCATACTTAACACACAAAGGTTTAAGGGTATTGTTAAAAAACCAATCACCTCTATCTGGCATGTAATTACTCTCATGAATATTTCCCACAAGATATCCCTTTGCAGTATTTTTATTGCGAGAATCAATACAGTTCCACAAATAATCAATTTCTTTTTTAGATAGTTTTTTCTCTATCCAACCAAGATTTGGTGGAGAAATAAATTTAGTGTCATCATCTTCTTTTTGATTAAAAAACATCATTTTGATTTATCCCATGCACAGTGAGCTCGTTGTCCATCTTGCAAAACATAATGGAAAAAGATTTGGTGGTAATACATCCCTTCTTTTTCTTTTCTTTTTCCATACCAAGTTTTTTCATACTCTGTGGGCATTGATTCACGCCAATGGGGACGTTCGCACCCCTTATAAACCATACCATCACCAGCGTTGAGAATTACTGAGCGATTTTCTCCAGGAACTAATATTTCTCTTTTAGATTTGTCAGTGTAAGTATCTGGTGTTTTAATCCAAATTGGCCAAGGAGTTGATAAATTTGTACTGACATGAACAGTCACAGAAATCTCACATGCATCACGATCTGCATGAATGGTTAATTCTTGTCCTGGATAATAAAATCTATCATAGTAATAAGTATTATATAATTTACGGCCAATTTCTTTTTCTAATTTTAAACGAATATCAGTATGAATATTGCGATATTGTGGATGCCAATATCTTGAAGTAGAACCTTCAACTTGCGATTCTGTGGGAATGTAGTCAAAGTGTTCGGGATTTTTATCCCAGTAATTATATTGTCCCTTTTCTTCGGGAACTGGGTGATATAGTTCTTTTGGATCCCAAATATTTTTAATAACTAGATATCCATTTTTATCAAATTGCTCATTATGAGTCAATGATGTTCCTGTATTTCTTTTTTCTTGCAAAAGAAGTTGTTCTTCTGTCATTGTTTCTGCCATAATTTAGATCACTTCCAACGAGGGCCAACAGCCCATCCTACCAAACTCTTACGAGTTCCTTTAGTAACTTTAAGAACACGATGTTGTGTGCGAGAATCAAAGAGTATTACAGTTCCACGCTGACGAGGTGCAATATAACTATTTCCTGCTTCATCTAGGAGTTGAAGATTTCCACCTTCATAATCATCATGATCAGATAATTGAACAACAAAAGATAGTTTACGCACAAGTTCAACATTTTCATTTATGAAATCTTGTGTTATGCCCTCCTGATTATTACCAACACTTATAGGTTTATATTGATTAGCGAGTCCTGCATCATTATGCCATTTATAAAACTCACCTTCACTATAACTTGTAAATTGCATTGATTCGCCATCAATACATTTTAAGTCATATAAAAAGTTTTCACGATTAGATCTTTCAATATAATGCCAAACAAATCCACCAACCCAGTGATTAGTAGGAACCCATGCGTTTTTAGAATTTCTTTTTTCTTTGTTGAGAGCATCTCCATATAATTTGGAATCTCCCATCTCACTACCAAATTTTTCTGTTAAATCCTTTTCAATAATATCAACTACATCCTTCGGTAAATCTGTATAATACCAAATACTTTGAAATGCCATTCAAGAATAATCTATTCATAATAATTATATATCAAATATCATTTATCATCAACTACAAAAAATTAGTCAATTGAATGATATCTTTCAATTTTTTTTCTATTCCCAATCCAAAAATATTTTCGCAAAAAGAACCACTCCACCATGTACCATATTCATATTGAAAATAATCTTGAACATTGTCAGCAATATTGAGATTTTCTTTAGGGCACATGTTAGAATCTTTAACTCTTAATGCAAATTCAATGATACTTTTAAATTCATTATCATTTCGTAAAGCGTCAATCATACATTCTTCGCCCCTTTCTTTTGCAAATTTCCAAAACTCTGTATCATAATTAGAACCGGCAAAATAATGCATCATGATCATTGTTTCAATTTGCTTCAAGAACTTCTTATAAGCTAAATTTCCATCTTCAACACTCATAACATTGTTCCAAATATCAAAACAATGTCTTTGAATTTGATCCATCGTTGTGATGGATGTTGCTTCCATTGGTTCCAAGAAAAAAGATGAATTACCGTTGTAACAAACTCTATCGGTGTAGTTATTTTTTCTATAATAGTTTTCAAAGTTAATATTTTTTACATTATCGCTTGGAGTTAAATCATACTCTTTAAATACATTTTTTATATCATCTTTAATTTCCTTCAAATTGTTTATATTTCTATTGTAAAGATATCCAATAGAACATCTATTTTGTAATGCTATTCCAAATACCCACCCATATGGCCTTGCGATATGTAGAGAATAATTAAATTTTGGGTATTCCCAGTAGCAATTAACAACATGTGCAGAATTAACTGGAATTGTAGATTGCTCAAAATCTTCATAAGATTCTGGTTTTCCTGAACAATCTAAAATATAGTCAGCATCAACATTATTTGACTCGACGTTATGTTCGAGTATTTTAACTTTATCTTTTACTTTCTCAAAAACATAATCCTGCAAAGATGTGGCACTAAAATGAATAGATGCCTCGGGGGGTGGAAATTGATGCAGATAATCCTCTTTATTATTGCCCCACCCAGATTTGTATATTCCAAGTTTTACTGCGGAATCGATTTTTTTCATATCGATATAATTGAAATTTAAAGTTTTATATAAATTTCTTGGCAATACTAAGGTAGCTCCCTCCCCGACAGATTGAACTGGAATGTTAGGATCAAAGTGCCATTCAATCTCACAATCTGGCATGTATTTTAAAAAATGACAAACTGATTGAGAACCTGCTGTTCCTTTTCCAATTATTGCAACTTTCTTTTTCATTTTTTCAATATATCATATCATCATTATAATTTATAAATACAGAAAAGTAAATTCTTTTTGAAAAAAATTGTATGGCACATTATGCAAGAGTAAATTCTGAAAATATTGTTCTTTATGTAACTCCTATTCCAAATGAAATGATTACTGATGAGAATGGTGTTGAGCATGAAGAAAGGGCTTTTGAGCATTTATATGCAACCATTCCCGATTCAGTTGGTGATACCTGGGTGCAAACAAGTTATAACAATAATTTAAGGGGTAGATATGCGGGAATAGGTTATACTTGGGACGCAGATAATAATGTTTTTATCTCCCCTCAACCATATCCATCATGGACGCTTAATACGGAAACATTTGAGTGGGATCCTCCATCTCCAATGCCAGAGCAAACATTAGAAGAAATGATTACATACAGTTGGAACGAAGAAACTCAAAGTTGGGAACCAAATAAATTATAATTTGTTTTTAAAATGGAAGAATCTAAAACTGTAATGGAGCAATTCAACAAATATGCTTCTGAAGGTGTTCAGTGTTCAATTGATCATGGTGACAATGCAGTTCCTGCAGGATCTGTTGACTTTTTTAATCGCCACGGTTATATGGTAATAAAAAATATATGCGATTTTAAAAATTTAAGTTTGGAAGAATCTCAATTAAAAATACAAAATCTTTTAGAAGATATTTTTAATAAAAAATTATACAACACTTTTTATTCCGAAGACATACAATATTCCTCACAACACTTATCAAAAGAAAAAGGAAAAAAATTTTGTGAAATTTCGGTTTGTGCTCAAATTGATTCTAATTTGAATTCTCCCTGGAAATTTTGTTTACAAACTCTTTCTGGTAGAGAAAGATATGTAAAACTAAAAAATAATTGGGGAGTTGTTTATATGGGATGTGAAATTGACACTTGGACTCAACCTTTGCCATCCAATTATGACAAACTTAAAAATTTTGTAAGAAAAATTTTATTTAAACCTGACGATACTTACGTAAAGAGAGGATTATTTTGCTTTAAGAGTGATCCTTAAGTTGTGTATCTAATTACAACAATACCAGATCCACCAGATCCACCTGGATAACCTAGATTACCAGCTCCACCGCCGCCGCCTCCGGTATTTGCTGTTCCGTTAGTTGATGTATTTCCATTTCCACCACCACGGCCACCACCGCCACCTGGAGGAGCCGGACCGATACTACCAGTCCATGTTCCTCCTCCACCGCCGCCAGCAAACCATCTGCCAGGTGAAGGCCCAGAAGTGCCATAACTTGAAGGAATACTCCAACTTAAAGGAGAACCAGCTGCTCCTGTTTTAGGAGAACCCGAACCAGCTGCTCCGGCACCTCCTCCTGCACCACCATTAGCTCCAGATGATGTTCCTCCATTATTTCCTTGAGGAGGTGATTGTGGAGGAGTATTTCCTGCTCCTCCCGGTCTGCCAGGGTGCCCGCCACCGCCTCCTGATCCACCAGAACCACCACTAGCATTTTTTCCACCGCCTCCGCCACCGCCAGCTGAAGTGATTGGTCCAAAGGTACTATCGCCACCTTGAGGCCCTGTAGTAGTTGAAGCAACATAAGTGCCACCACCACCAATAGAAACTGGATAAATGCCTACAGCAGCAGCAAAACTTCCTTGTCGGAGTCCACCTGCACCGCCACCTCCGCCAATATCCATCCCAGTACCACCACCTCCAGCAACAACCATATATTCAAGATCTGAACCAGCACCATCACTGACATCAAAAGATCCAGGAGAAGTAAAAATATGATGCTTGTATCCACCAGAAGTAACTGTGGTTCCTCCAGTTGCAGAAATGGGAGTCAAACCACCACCGCCAGCAGATCTCGCAATACCGCCTCCTAGTCCAAGAACTCCAAGAATGGGTGATTCTTTTTTAAAAAATTTATCAAACATGTTCATTCCTCCTTATCACTCATAAGTGCTAACTGCGGCAAATGCTTTAAATGTATCATCACCTGTTTTGATAATAGTATAATTGTAAACATCAAATGTTCCTGATCCACCACCATCACTTGGTGCTCCACCTGAAAATTCTGGTGTTACATCACTTCCATCAACCTGAATAGTGGTTGAATAGTGTGATGTTGCGCCTTTTGCAACGATCATTGTTGGACTAAAGACATCACCAATTGCAATCGTGGCATTTATATCATCTCCTGCTGACATCGTGAAATTAGGTTTCCAAGTGCCAGATGAATTTGTTGAGAAGTAATGAACCATACCGTCATCTAAGTTGACTGCTTGAGTGCCATTTCTTGCAGTGGTATTGATCTTCACAGTTTCATTCATGAAACCATTACTAAATTGGAATGATCCCCTTGAATCTATCTTAAGTCTTTCTGATGGTGTTGGAGAACCGTCTGGTGTTGTTTTAAATACCAAACGTCCCGGCATATCATTGCTACCAGGAGTGCCATCTACTTCACCTGCAATTTCAGCACCAGGTGTTGCAGCATCAGTTCCATCTGCACCATTAAAGAAAATAGATCCAAGCACATCATCAACTTGAACCACTGTGTTTCCACCGAGTGATCCTCTACTCTTAGCAAGGACAAATCCAGCGCCTCCACTGTCATTTTGATTAGTTTTAACGGTTATTGCAGATGTTGTTGAATTAGTTCCCTGAACTTGAATAGCACCAGTGTAATTTAATGCTTCACTGGCAGTATGTCCCTTCAACAACCTCTGACTTGAATCTAAACGGAGTGCTTCGGTTGCGCCACCTGAAAAAAGTACAAGTCCATTCTCTTGGCCACTAATTCCAGCGCGAATGGTTGTGTTGTCTGACGCATACCAATACAGCCTACCCTCTTCAGTGCCCGAACCTGCATTACGAATCGCAACGGAGTTACGGTTACCGTCTGCATAAATTACCACTGGGAATCCAGGTAACGCACTGCCAATGCCGATCAGTCCAGCATGGGTTACACGAAGCCTTTCTGTGCTATCAGTTCTAATTCTAATATCTGTATTAGAACCGGCACCAGCGCATTCAATTGAACCTTCAGCACTACCTGCTGCATTCTGTAAAATAAGTGACTCACCCGCACGAATCTGAGCAGATCCATTAACTTGTAATTTATGAGTTCCACTGGCACTTGATGTTGCCACCAACAAACGTCCATCTCCATCAACGCGAGTTCTCTCACTACCATTAGTATGTACAGTAAATGTATCAGCAGCAGGAAATCTTATAGCAGTATCAGTATCTCCAGTGTGAATTATGCTATCTGCTATCGATACATTACTCTTAAATGTACCAACACCAGTAATATCAAGTCCGTTAGCAAGAACTTGAATACCCTGTTGTGCGGTAATAATACCAATAGAATCTATATTTTCTACATCTTGATATGATAATGTACCACCAACAGATACATTACCACTAAAAGCACCAGATGCTGCTGTAACAGAACCAACACTTATATTTGGAGTACCAGTAAGTCCTTGTGCATTCGTAGCAGTGGTTGCTGTAGTAGCACTGTTTGCTGTAGTAGCAGTGGTTGCCGTACCAGTTACATCACCAGTCACATCTCCAACTACATTGCCAGTCAATCCTCCCACTACATTGCCAGTCAATCCTCCCACAAAAGAAGATGCGGTAATCACACCCGCTACATTTATATTGCCACTCAGTGGATTTAATAGTTGTACCTTCTTCTGTGACATTATAATACTATGTCTATTTTTTAGTATTTATAAAAAACTCGTCAAGAGTAACCTGACAGGTGTGTGCTACTTATTTAACTATCACAACTATGTTTCAATAATAATTTTTGTTGCAGATATTGCTGTTCCAGCTGGCACTGATGGATCTCCTGCTGTCGTACTTAAAGTTCCATCATTTTGTACATAGTGCTTTCTAGCGATTGTGAGTCCAGATTGAGCATCATCTACAGAACCTTC